GGTTAAGAAGTACTGGAATAACTGCAAAAGAAGTAGATATACTAACTCAATCTCAAATGTCGAGCCATTATTTAGCAACAAAATCTCAACCTGCAATCCCAACAATAGAACAATGGGGAAGACTAAAAATAAGCGATAAATTAAAAAATACACCACGATATATTTTAGAATTATTTGATGTGAATGGAAAATATAAAAAACAACGATTAGAAAATCTACAACGATTAGAAAATCTACAACAATTAGAACATCTACAACAATTAAAAAATCTACAACAATTAGAACATCTACAACAATTAGAACATACCATAAAATTTTATTCTAAAAATTATTGGGAAATTGAGATTGATAATGAAAGCATAGTTTATTGCGATCCGCCTTATGTAAATTCGACTGAATATTTAGGACATAAATTTGATTTTAACAAATTTGATGATTGGGTTCGTGAAATGAAAAATAAAGGGATAAAAGTTTACATTAGCGAATACACTAATCATAATAATGAATGGCGAGAAGTAGGAGGTATCGCAAAATATTCGTTGATGAATAATAGTCAAGAAAATAAAACTTTAAAATATGAAAAGATTTTTTGTAATATTTAAGGAGGCTATATTATGTGTTTTTTAGGATTTGGGCATAAATGGAAAGCGGTGCATTTCCAAAAAGTAGGTGTAGGGAGCTATTATAATGGGATATGGGTTGAGGAAGAGAATTTTACTAGGGTTACTTATGTTTGTGAAAAATGTAAAAAGTTAAAAGTTGAAGAAGTAAAATGGAAATTTACATTAGAAGATTTACAATAAAGGAGTTGTTATGAAAAAGATATTACCGTTTTTAATAGTAAATGTATTTTTGTATTTAATATTTTCTTATAAGTATGGAACATTTGATTTAATACATATAAGTGAAATTATTAGAAGTTTAATAGCCTCATTCACATTAGGAGCTAATATAAGTTGTTTAGTAATTTGTGGTTATATTTGGTTAAAACAGGATGATTTAATTTAGAAGATTTACAATAAAGGAGTTATTATGAAAAAGATATTACCGTTTTTAATAGCAAATGGGGGTGTGTATTTAGTGATAAGTTATATTAGAGGAACATTTGATATAATAAATCTAGATATAGACGGCAGATTTATTTTAGTTTTTTTACTTTTCATAGTTAATGGTGTTTGTCTAATAGTTGTAAATGATAAACCAGTTTATTAGGATTTGGGAATTTATAAATAAAAAAGGCTCTAGCATATTCCAGCTAGAGCCTAAAATAAACCTTAGAAAAACTAGGGCTGTTAAGCATAACAACCGCACTGTATGAGACAGACTTTTATTTTTAAAAGATTTTTTTATTGCCTTGTAAAATAAGGACTTATTTATTTTCAATAACTTTTCTTTTAAGTAAAATATTATAATACATTTTCATTGCCATTAATTGACAATCTAATAAATCATGACTACAATTTGGAGTAAAATCTAATTTATTGTCTAAATATTTTTTTAAAAATATTTCTAATTTTTCTATTCTTATTCTTAATTGGTCTTGCTCTGCTTCAAATCGTTTCGCATAATCGTCGCTCAACATCCCTTCTACAGTGTCTTTTAATGTAAATTCTTTAATTTCCATTTTTACTCCTTTCTATAAACTAACCTTAAAAATTTTTTATGCTCTAGCTATATTATCCTACGATGTAAGGGAACACTAAAGACAACTTTTATGAGGAATGATTACAGTTTATTTTTTATTAAATTCAAGATCAACTTTATTGTCTATTTCTCTAGCAATATTTCTTAAGTCAGTGTCAGTATAAACAATTTTATTTAATTCTAAAAATACCTTTATATTTTCAATTACCCACTCTTTTTTTTCTTTACCAGATTTTTGTTTATGACAATAAAGCTCTTCAGCTTTATGTATTAAAAATGTCATTAAATAAAATATAGCAAATTCTTGTAAATTATTCATTACTTCACCTTATTATTTTATTCTGCCTATTAGTTTAATATTTTTATCATTATTAAAATCACCAGGGACTATAAAGTTATTTGTATTCCGTTGAATTAAAATATTATTTTCTTTAAAAAATTTCTCTGCAAATTCGGAACATATAAATAATTTATTCTGTGAAAAATCCCATTTACAATTAAAAATAATTTTAGTAGCGATTTTTAATATCATTATATTATCATAAGCAAATCCTAGCAAATTTACTATAAATTGCATAGATAATTTTATATTTATTTTATTATAGTCATTATGTCTATATATGGATAATTCTCCATTATATCCATTTCCCTTATTATCATAATTATATAAATATTTTGATAAAGGTACGCATCTAACTCCTATGGTTTCTACACTTTCATAAACTAATATTCTATCTAAAAATTCATCTTTATAAATAATCCCAATATGTGAAAATTCGCTTTTTGTCCCATATCTTATAAGTTTAGAAAATAAACTATTGCCCTTACATAAAAGCATATCTCCATTTTTTAAAGTATCTCGTAATTCTTGATAGTTTATTATTTTCATTATAAAAAATTACCTTTTTTTTGATTTAATCTTCTGCTTTGCTCTAAATCATCAACCCTATTTTTTAATTCTATATGAGTGTGTGATTGCCTTATATAATAATCTAACATTACTATACAAATTGGCTTTAAAAATTGCCAGCAAACACTTAATATCCCTAAAATTGTCGCTAGTTTTTTTCAACTCATTTTACAAGTTCATCTATATCCTCAACATTTAAAGGATATACTCTTTTCATTAATCCACAAATACACTTATTCTTTTCTAAAAAATTTTTACAAGGACATCTTTCTTCTAATTTACAATTACACAATTCATTGAGTTTTAATTTTTTAAATCCTTTTTTATTAGTCTCGATATGAATATTGCCTCTATATACAACTATCATAATTGCCTACTTTTATTAATTTTTCTTTAATTTTATTAATAAATATAACAGAATATTTAAAATTTTCAAGTATAAATAAAAATAGCTACTAACTATTTCTAATTAGTAGCTAAGCTTCCAAAACCTTAATGGCACAATTTTTAGGTGCCATCCCTATAAATTAGTAAATCAATAAAGAAAATTGGCAATACTATTGTTAGTATAATACAACATTAAAAAAGAAATGTCAACTATTTTTTACTTATATTTATCCATAAATCTATATTTTTATTCAATAAAGCTTTAATATACTTTTCTATTTTTTCAACTGCAATCTTGCTTTCATAAATAGAATAATTATTTTGTTTATTTAAAACTTTATTCCCAACTAGAATACACCCATCAGTATCTTTTTCAGTATTCCCACTATGTATTCTAACACCTTCAAAGTTTGGAACATTTAAAAGCTGTATCATTTCTTTTTCAAATCTTTTTGAATACGTAAAAACTAATTTGTATATGCCGTAAGGAATTGCTGTTATTTTAGGTATTTTAACAGCTCTAACCTTATTCTCTAATGTATAACATAAAAACTCGTTATTTATGCCATAGAGTTCGCCTATTGTGTTATTATCATTAAACATATTTCTTTTTAAAGTTATAAACTCTTTCACTTATTTATCCTTTTATTAAATGAGTTACAATATAGCTCCCGATAATTCCAAAAAGAAAAGTAAGAATACTAAAAAATTTAGTTTCCCAAAATTTTTTGATTTCTTTTTCATAATTTTCTATAAAATTATTATGCTTTTTTACTTCTTCTTTTAACTCATTTAATACATTTTCATTGCATCTTATTTTTTCTACAATGGATATTTCACCATTACTTACAAATATTTTTTTATATAATGCTGAAATATTTTCCTTCATTTCCTTTACTTCTATTTCTAATTTAATATTATGGTCTCTTAATAATCGGATTTCATCTATCAATTTTCTTATAGCTTGATTTTTAGGATCTCGTCTTTCTTCTCGTTTTATGTCTTCTTTTTTCATTCTTATATCCTTAATATTTAATTATATAATTACAAACTATATATGGTTGTAGGTTATTATGAGCAGATGAAGCATTTCTTGCAGTGTTATTTTGAGTATTTAAAACCTCTCCGCCTTGTGCTCTAGGTATTATTCCTCCTGCCGCCGCATCTACTGCTGGATAATATTGTGCGGCAGTCGGGGCCAAATTATGATTATGTGCTGGTAATCCACTCTCACCATCTGTTAAAAGATGTGTTTTCTCTCCTCCAGTCTTCCCTAATGCATTAAATTCTGTCTGTGTGTTATCATAACCAACTACTGTTTTTCCCTTTATATCTGGAATGTTAAAAGTTGTTGAGCCGTCGCCTACTCCATAAGCTGTTTCAATCACTGAAAATAAGTCTGCATAAGTAGTTCTTGAAATTGCTGAACCATCACAGATTAACCAGCCTGTTGGAGCAACACTTCCAGCAAACATTGACATAGCTCCTACTGGTGCTAAATATCCTGTTTTATCTTGAACCCTTGAAGAAACGACAACTGCATAAGCGGTTACCGTTGATGTAAATATTCCTTGAGTTCCTGTAATATCGCCATTTACAAATAATTTAGTAGTAGGGTTATTTGTTCCTATTCCAAAATTTCCATCATTAGTAAAATATGTATTGCCTGTTCCAGCCTCTATCATATTAATTATTGAGCTACCATAACTCATTGCAAATCGTCTTTCACTCCAATAACTAATATCTAAAGGATTTGAATACCCTATTAAATTAATTCCACCACCTGAAGACATAGAGCTAGCTTTAATTGTTAATAAAGAGTTTTGATTTGTTGTTGATATAGAAATCCCAGAGGTTATTAACCTTCCAGTCATTGTATCACCAGACTTTGAGACAAAACTTCCTATAATTGTAGTTGTTGATGTTATACTTGTATTATCTGCAAATGTAATCTTACCTGTATTAATATTTGTATTTACTGCAAATAAACTTATATTAAAAATTAATCCTAATAAACCTAATAATAAATATTTTTTTTTCATAAAAACCTCTTTTAAAAAAGTATAGGGAGATATATTTTTTTAATTAGATAACCCAGTTTGTCCCATCATAATGTTCGAAATGATAAGTTCGACTAGCAACATCATATCTTATCCTACCATCATTTATATTAGGAGTAGTTGAATCTGCTAAATAAACTGTATTTTCATTATTTTTTACATATATCCCACCAATTTTTGTATTAGTTCCATCATAAACTAAATTTGAAGAAGCACTCAAATTTCCTGAACCATTATTATATTGGATTTGTCCTTCTGTACCTGAAACAGCTGCTTTTCCTGCTACTGATGTTGTTGAAGCGTAATAGCTAGCCAATTCTCCACCTAATTTATTTGAATCTGATGCAGTAGCATTTTTGGCTAAGTATGTATCAGAAGCGGTTACACAACTTAAATATGTAATAGAAGCATTCTCAGAAGATAATTTTGTATCTAAAGCATTTTGAGTTGCTGTAGAAATTGGTTTGTTAGCATCTGAAGTATTATCAACATTCCCAAGCCCAACATCTGACTTGTCTATTCCAGTCACACTTCCATTAACAACTAATGCGGTTGAAATTGTAGCTGTTCCTGTTGTTATTTCTCCAACATTAATTCCATACGCTTTTAAAATACTAAATGAACTTAAAATTAATAATAAACATAAAACTTTAATTCTCATAAAAGATTTTCCTCCTATTTTATTTATATCCCCTATACTTTTTTAATTATTTACACTCCAAATTCCATCTTTTAATTTTTCTATATATATATTCCCATCAATATCAGTTCTTATTCTTATATCACCATTTTGATTTTTATTTAAAATATTTTTAAAAAAATATACACATTGCCCTAAACTTAAAGATACATTAGCCTCAAATAAATCTAAATCACCAGTCATTGTGTCTCCAGATTTTGAAACTAAATTGCCAGTTGAGATAATAACAGAATTTAAATCTGTTCTTAAGCTTGATGTTGATGTTGATATATCATTAAATTTATTTTGCAAATCAGTTTGATTTGATAATGTTCCTGTTATATTTCCCCAAGGTAGACTTCCAGTTTCACTAGCAAACTCATATCCAGTTTCATCGCCTTTTACTTTCAAAAATTTATTCGCATTTCCTGTAAGCGATTTTATGCCCGTTCCACCTAATGTATAAGGCAAGCCTAAAGAATATGTTAATAAAAATTTATTATTAAAGGTAGTTGTTGATATTTCAACTGAATTTACCATATTGCCATATAAGATATGTGTTTTGCCTTTATTATCAATAAAAACATTAGAGCAAAATAAACTTTGAATTAATAAAAATAAAAATAAAAATAAAAATTTTAATCTCATTTATTTTCTCCTAGTTTGAATAAGGATGTTTTATATATGTAGATGGGTCTCTATATTCTACAGTAGTACGATTATCCCAAGCCTGTGAATACGATGTCGTTGATGTTCCACATATATAATTAATAGATGTCGATGTTATGTGTACGCCAAACCAGGTTCCCCCCCCATTTTCTAATTGAAAATAATAAAATTTATTATTATCATCTGCATCATCCTTATTTGCTAAGTTATACTCATAACTCTTAGGATTACAAAATAATAAAGATGTTAAAAATAGAAACACTATTAAATATAAAACTCTTTTCATTATTCCTCCAGTTTAAATTGATATATATAATTATTTAAATCATATATTGTATCAATAGCTATTACTTCTTCTTGAAACTCTATGCCTTGCAATCTTATATAGTCTATCCAATCTAACATAGTGTTTTTGTCTTCTTGTGTATAGTTTTTTTTAGTAATAGAATTAAGCCTTAATTCTTTTATATTACTTTGTGTGTTTATAGAATACCTTGATGATATAACTTTAGCTGTTTTCTCTTTTATCTCTTGTATTTTTAATTCTTTTAATTCTTCTAGTGTCATTTCTTTTATATTTTCATTTTGATTTACTATTTCTCTTTTTATTTTAATCCATTCTTTTCCATTAAACACAGCGACCTCATCTTCTAAAACTTCAGGAGGTACTATATCTGTAGCATTCTGTGGCAATCCTACATATACAGTCTCACCTTTTAATTTTGTTTCTAGTTGATCTTCTTGCAAAAAATATTCCCCTACATATTGCCCTTGATTATCAAATAAATAACACTTATTCATTTTATTACTCCTTAATATTTAATTATATAATTCAAAACTATATATGGTTGTAGGTTGTTATGAGCAGATGAAGCATTTACTCCAGAATTAGTCATAGTTGCATTTGATGCCCCCCCACCATAAAGTGCAGGAGTTCCACCACTTCCAACAACTGTTGACCCTTCACTATTGATAACTATATTTGATAGATAATGAAAATGTGTTGGTAATCCACTTTCACCATCTGTTAAAAGATGTGTTTTCTCACCTCCAATCTTTCCTAATGCATTAAACTCTGTCTGGGTGCTATCATAACCAACGCCTATTTTACCTTTTTTATTAGGAATATTAAAAGTAGTTGAGCCATCGCCTACTCCGAAGCTTGTTCCTATCACTGAAAATAATCTAGCATAAGTAGTTCTCGAAATTGCCGAACCATCACATATTAAATACCCTGACGGAGTAACACTTCCAGCAAATTCTCCTATAAATCCAATCCCTTCAGTATGAAATGAAGGTATCAAACAAAAAGAAGTACCATTATATATAAGTCTATTAATCCCAAATTGAATATCACCACTTTCGATATTTGTAGTTCCATCCGCTTTTTTTATATCTTTTAATCCTTTACTGTTAACATTTATAGTAGATGCACCAGTATTTTCATTCGTTGTTATAAATGTTATTTCTTCGCCTAATCTATAGGTAGATGAGCCAATAGTTCCACTTGGAGAAGATAAGACATAAGTATTGACTGCTCCACTATCTACATAATAAGTAGAGTTTGCAACTGCATCAGCAATTGCTTTACTAAGTTGAGCTAAATCACTCCCTGATAAAATCCCTCCAAACGAAGCTATAGCAGTTTTTACTTCATTATAAATTTGTTCCATATCATCTTGAGTTAACTCTGGGTCTGTTGTAAAGGCTATTCTATTTTTCATTTTATCCTCCTAAATATTTCTATAATAAATAATTGTGTCGCAAGGCTTAATTTTATCACAAATATTTTTAAAGATTTCATCATTTTCTAAATTATTTTTAAGTGTAAATGGTAAAGTTTTTGGTAATCTTGAGCTAGAGCCACCTATGAACTCTATAGTAATACTAAATGGGATTTCTGTAGAACTTCCCATTAATCTGATAGGCAATCTAAATGGCAAAATACTTGCTCCAGTGTCGCCCATTAAAATGTTTATTTTTAAACCTAAAATTTCAGCTAATCTATAATAACTATTTAAGTTATAAATTTTTCGCATATATAATTTTGCTAGTACAAATTTTCGTCTTTGCTCTAAATCATCACTTAAAAAAAATATATCATCAGGAATTTTTAAAAACTTTTCCCATTTTCCTAGCCAATACTCATCTGCATAATATGGCGAAAATTTTGAAAATAAATTATATATATCAGTATCAGTTCTATAAAACTGTTGACTTAATGAATAAATAATATTCCCAATATTTGTTTCTTTGCTATTTTTCCCAGCCCAACACTTACCAATTGGAAAATAATAAGCTAAATTTTTAAAATAGTTTTTCATATTTTATCCTTAAAATATTATTGTTTCAAAAATTGCTAAATTTCCAGTAGCAACTGATATATCTCCAGTAGGTGTAGTAAGTGTAAAATCATCTAAAACATCTCCTGTTGTTTCATCAAAACTATTAGAAATAATTGCCATATATTTTTGTTTTTTTATATCTTCTCCAACATTACTTTCATCTAAAAAAAATTGCCTCAAATTATTTTCAATAGACGCCCTCATTGTTGCTGTGTCAGGAGTGATTGAAGCAAAAGAAAAATTTATTGTCTGTAAAGTTGGAGAGACTAAAATAACATTGTTGTTTATATCTTGATTTATTGGAATATAATTTGAATAAAAAGTTTTTATATTAGCTATTTCTAGAGATGTTAATAAAATAGGATTTTCATTGTTTTTGACTGCATAAATTGTGAATTTTCCAATTTCAGGAGTAATTGGCTTAACCCATACTTTAGTAATCGTATCTAATGCTTGTTTTGTTTGGTCTTCCCAAAAATTAATAGACCCAATGTTTTTAGGATTTTGAACCTCATCTTTAAGTCTAATTTTATAGACTGCATCTGTTTCAGCTTCTAATCCTCCAGTTAATCCACTATATTGAATATAACAAGTGTTGCTAACTCCACTTATATTTGTAGTTAAACTACACTCCGTATTTCCTAAAAGATTATAATTTGAGCCATATTCTTTTGATTTAATAGTTCCTAATCCATACTCACAAGTAGAAGTAATTATCCCAGTTGCTGAGCTTGTAGTCCCACCATCAATCGTAAATGTAAAAGTCTTATCACTATTTACAGTTATAATTTTTGTTCCGTTATATGCTGATGGTGTCGCTCCAGCAATAACAACATTCATCCCAGTCGCTAAATTATGAGAACTTGAAAAAGTAGCTGTTGCTATTCCTCCAGTTTGTGTTAAACTTAATAGATTTTGTGATTGTGAGAATACAATTGTCTCGTTTTGCAAAACATATAAATTTAAATTACTGTCTTGAATTTCTGTTAATGATGGGACAGTTCCTAATCCTTGAAATATAATCATACCTTGAGATTGTGTTGCTACTTTTTGAGGGATTGCATATAATTGACCTAAAATTAAAACTAAGTTATCAAATATATTTTGAATTATATTTTCTATATAATTATAAATATCTCTTATTCTAGTAGCTAAAATTGTAGCTAAAATTGAAAATATAGTTTTATCATTAAATGGTTGAGATAATGGAATGTTATTTTTTATATCATTTTTTATTTCATTTGAAATATCGTCTCGTGTTTTAAAGCTCATTTTCCAAAATCCTCCCAAATTTTAAATAAATAATTTTCAGTGTTATTTGTTAAAGTAATCAATTTTATATTTAATGTTAGTTCTTTAAAGTTTTTAATAGTTTCAATTTTGATTTCTTTTAAAAATACATCTTCAATAAGCCATTTCAAAGCAGTATATGTAGAATTTTTTATTAAATTTGCAGCATCCTCAGTATTTCTACTTTGTGAATATAACCAAATTTTAGAACCTAACTGTCTATCTTGATTGCTATTAAACAAATTCCCATACCAGCCTCTTTGCTGTTCTTTAATAGCGATTTCGCCATCTTCTGCACTAGCATCAGTAAATAAGCTTGCATAAACTAAACTGTCAAAATTTTCAGTCAACGCTAAGTCTCCATTCTCTGTTATTTCAAAATCAAAAATTCCATTATTTAATTTTACTTTTATATCTTGAAACATATTTTTTTTATCCTATAAAGTTTTTTTGTGATAATGCTGTATTGCTTAATGGAACTATAGGCGGTGAAGTAGGCGAGCCAGGAGCCGAACTTGTATGAGTATGTGCATCATAAATAGTTTTAAAAGCAGTCCCTTTTATCATTGGTTCACTATCTCCATTGATATTTACTACTCCAGTTGAGTTTATATTTATTTCGCTTTTTGTATTTATATTTATTCCAGTATCAGTTAATAAAATATAGTCTTTTGTCTCTAAATTATATATTACAGTTTGAGGAGTATTTGCTTTATAGGGAAGTCCTAAAATATCAAAAATATATTTTGCATTATTACTCTGTAATCCTATATTTTTTCCAGACATAGCTAAAACATTCCATTTTATAATTGGTGTGTCTTTTTTTGGAATAGTTGCAAGCCCATTTACTCCAGTATTAGTAATTTCACGAGCCT